GGCACGCTCCGAAAACATCCACGTAGTATTGCTTTTGCCAATATGGACGAAAGCGAATTCCAGCAGCTGTACAAAGCCGCACTCGATGTTCTGTGGCGCTGGATCTTGTCCCGTACCTTCAACAGCAGGGAAGAGGCCGAGAACGCCGCCGCCCAGCTCATGAGCTTTGCGGGGTGATGGCGATGAAGTATTCATATTTTCATCACACGGAATGTACCACCGAGCAGGCAGAGCGCCTGATTGCCGATTATCGGGCTCGCGGTATCAGGACCGAAAAAAGCCTCAACCCTGATTTCCTTACCTGGACGGTCAGCGTGAAATTGCCGGAGTGCGGACGTCCGGCGCGGACGCCGAGAACCTTCCGACAAAAAGGCTGGGGGTGAGCATGGCTAATCTTCGAAAAGCAGCGCGTGGACGGGAATGCCAGGTGCGTATTCCGGGAGTATGCAACGGCAACCCTGAGACATCTGTGCTGGCCCATATCCGCATCGCCGGGCTATGCGGCACCGGAATCAAACCGCCTGACCTTATTGCCACCATTGCATGCAGCAGCTGCCACGATGAGATCGACCGCCGTACTCACCTGGTTGATGCGGAATATGCGAAGGAGTGTGCGCTGGAGGGGATGGCCCGAACTCAGGTTATCTGGTTGAAGGAGGGCCTCATAAAATCATGACAGTCTACGACATCACGCCGATCGGCAAGCCCAGAATGACTCAGCGCGACAGATGGCACAAACGGCCAGCGACAGCGGCGTACTGGTCATACAAAGCGCAGGTGCGTCTGCTGGGCATCGAGTTACCGGAAGCCGGTTATCACATCACATTTGTTATCCCTATGCCTAGAAGCTGGAGCAAGAAGAAGCGTGCACAACACGCCGGGCAGCCACATCAGCAGAAGCCAGACAAAGACAATCTGGAAAAGGCGCTGCTGGATGCAGTGTTTGATGAAGATAGTCACGTCTGGGATGGCCGGGTAACAAAAATCTGGGGCGAGAAAGGGCAGATCATCATCGAGGAGGGCGTATGACAACCGAAACGGAAAAAGAACTGAGCAATGTCGTTGCGTTCCCCGAGAGGAAAGAGGATCTGCACGACGAACTGGCGATGCGACGGGAAGACGGCGGCAAAATTTATTGTCATCACGATTCCGTCTGGGTGGATGAAAAGGAGCGCACATTGCGCTGTCGTCGCTGCGATGCGCTGGTGGATCCTTTCAACTACATCCTGCACCTATGTGATACCGAAAACAGATATGTCGAGAATGTGAAATATCTGCGTCGGGAAGAAAAGCAGCGCCGACAGAACATCGAAAAGCTGATCCAGATTGAGCGTAATGCTAAATCAAAGATCAGGCGAGCAGGACATAAAGGGATGCTGCCGCTATGGCAAAACGAGAGGGTGGACGAGTGAAGCCTGAAGTTATTGAGTCTCTTCGCTGGCGCTGGCTGCGTCTCCGTATTTATCGTTACCGGGGATCTTTTCCGGTGGCGTACCGAATTCTTCGCAATTTCATCCGCATTGAAGCAAAACGGGAGCATCGAAATGAAGCTTGAGTCCTTACCAAAATATTTTTTGCCTAAATCCATGATGCCCGGCGCTGTTCCATGCGGAATTTCAGCAGACACGCTGACTATTACTGACGTAATGGCATCCCTCGGGCTACTTACTGCAAAAGCAGCAGTGGGTATTGAATTGTATCTGGCGAAAGCCGGGGTTTTATCTTCAGACAATATCATTGCCTACATCAAGAAGCTGGCAGAGCTGCGTGCAGAACGGCACGGATCGCTGCGGAGAATGGAAGAAAGTGAGCGTTCAAAATTTCTCGGTATTCTGGCGCGATATGTTTTCCGCGATTACTCCCTCAGTGCTGCGAGCCTGGTGTCGTGCAGTAGCTGCCATGGCGCTAAATTTATTGATGCTGAGGTTTTCACGAACAAGGTTACTTTCCCGGATGGTAAACCACCAAAATGGGTAAAAGATACGAAAGGCATTTCTCCTTCAGACTGGGAGGTGTGGAAATCAGTACGTGAGCAAGTGCGCGTTGTGTGTAAGGCGTGCGATGGCAAAGGCCATGTGAAAAACGAATGCCGTTGCCGGGGGCGCGGAGAAATTATCGATAAGAAAAAATCAGAGTTGCAGGGCGTTCCGGTTTATAAAAAATGCCCGAAATGTAAGGGAAGAGGTTACCCACGCCTGAAAGATACCGAGATTTTTAAGGCGCTGGGAGTAACGGAAATGGTATGGCGGTACAACTATAAACAGTTTTTCGATCGGCTGGTGGAGCATTGCCATATTGAGGAATCGTATGCAGAAAAGGTTCTGGGAAACGTGACCCGATGACCAGCATAATTTAGCTATTGCAAAATTAACGGAAAATGGCTAACCTGATTCCAACGATGGGTTATTACGCCTGTGACGTTATAAGAATTAAAAAACCTCGCCTCGGCGGGGTTTTCTTTTATGGATTCCCGACGCCAATAAGACAAAGTGCGGGGAGTATTGCGGAGCCTACATGTTCCAGCCGTCCGCAATGCTCACACAGGCAGGACCACAATCTGATACCGCGATAGCTTTTGCTGATTGCGCCGGAGCGGTAACCGGCAACAATTTAAGCCCCGGTGATTTCCGGGGCTTTTTTTATTTCAGGCTCACGGGAATCATCCGCTACGTGCTTTGCTGATAAATCCAGCCCGTGAAGCCTGATTCTATTTCCCCTCATTTCTGAGAGGACTCACAGCAATAAGAGGGGGCTAAATGTCCGATCCGATCTCCGGCACTGGGCTAACTGGTGGCGCCCTGACGGGCGCAAGTGTCTATGGACTACTGACCGGAACTGATTACGGCGTGGTATTTGGCGCATTTGCAGGGGCAGTGTTCTACATTGCAACTGCTGCGGACCTGAGTGCAGCGCGCCGACTGGCATATTTTATCGTGTCTTATATTGCCGGGATCCTTTGTTCCGGATTGGTGGGGGCCAAGCTGGCGAACTGGACCGGGTACAGCGATAAACCTCTGGATGCCATCGGTGCCGTAATCGTTTCTGCTTTAGCCGTTAAAATCCTGACGTTCCTGAATAACCAGGATGTCGGCTCGCTGGTGGCGCTGATAACGCGCCGGGGAGGTTCAGGTGGCACTAAATGACCCGACAGCAACTGTAAATGCACTGCTATGCGCCGGGGTGGTAATTACCCTGATGTTTTACCGCCGGGGAGATTCACGACATCGCCCGTGGATTTCGCGTCTGGCATGGCTTATCACTGTGACTTACAGCGCAGTGCCCCTGGCTTATCTTTGCGGAATTTATCCTCATTCTTCGTGGGCCACTATCGGGGCCAACATCATATTCCTTTCCGTGCTGGTGGCCGTGAGAGGCAACGTTGCGCGCCTGTTTGATCATCTGAGGCACTAATGAACCTACAACAATTTCAGAAGGCGGCTGGTATAAGCGCCGGGCTTGCTGCGCGTTGGTTTTCGCATATCGACGCAGCAATGAAAGAATTCGGCATCACCGCACCACTGGACCAGGCAATGTTCATCGCGCAAATAGGGCACGAGTCCGGCGGATATGAAAAGTTGGTGGAAAGCCTGAACTACGCAGCCGATCGTCTTGTTCCCGTATTCGGCAAGCACCGTATCACGGTACAGCAGGCTGCCGCACTCGGTAGAACGGCAACGCAACCAGCTAATCAGAAAGCGATAGCCAATCTGGTTTACGGTGGTGAATGGGGTAAAAAGAACCTGGGCAATCAGGTCGCTGGTGACGGCTGGAAATATCGTGGGCGCGGGCTGAAGCAAATCACAGGGCTAAGCAACTACCGCAAATGTGGGCTGGCGCTAAAACTGGGTCTGGTCACTCAGCCGGACTTGCTGGAGCAGGATGTAAACGCAGCACGATCCGCGGCATGGTTTTTTGCCACCAGCGGATGCCTGGTTTATTCCGGTGATGTGGAACGTATCACTATCATCATCAATGGCGGTAAAAACGGTCTTGATGATCGTCGGCACCGCTTCAGTCTGGCAAAAACCGTGCTGGTCTGAGGTTTCTATGGGAATTGAAATGATTGTTGGACTGGTTGTTGCCGTTCTGGCTGCAATTGCCGGCGCTTTTGGTTTTGGGAAATCTCGCGGAACCACTATCGCTGAGACCAAAGCGGAAATCCAGCGCACCGAAGAACGTGCGGCAGCTACTGAAGCAGTTGCAGAACGCCGGGTAGAGACAACGAAAGGAGCAAGGGATGTTCAGCAGACTGTTAATCATCTTCCTGATGACGATGTTGATCGCGAGTTGCGTGAGAAATTTACCCGCAAAACCTGAAGTAACGGACACGGCCTGTGACTGGGTAAACATCATTTACCTTACTGAGCACGATATTGCTGTACTGGATAAGCAGACGAAGCGGGACATTCTGGCGCACAACAAGTCAGTGCAGCGCAATTGTCCGCAAAAAATACCACAATCTTCGCAATAGCATTACAGCAGGCATTCCTGAGTGCCTGCGATAACGTATGACCACTGGAGATTACTGATGAACAATGCTGTTGAAATTGGTGATAAGGGAATAACAGTTCACCTTGCTGGCGGTGGGCGTGTTGTCGTTGGTGCATGGGGTAACGACACCAGTGCGGCAGCAAATCCATTACCACCTCTAACACCAGATGAAGAAAAATATGGGCGCGGTCTTTGCCTGCTGCCCACTGGTTGGGAGGAGCTTAGTGCCGGTGAACACTGGCAAACCCACCTAAGCGATCCTTTGCGTCAGTTGTGGCCATCGTTCAACAGAGAACAGAAAATGGCTATAGCCTACACCATCAGTGAACTGTCTGATGAACTGACCAACATCGCATACGAACACTCCTGGTAGTAACACCGAAGCGCATCGCACGCGCACATCAAAGAGAGTCTTTCAGTAGTGAGCACTGCGAAATGAGAACTCAAGGGCGCGAACGTGGCCACTCCTGGAAGTGGCAAAGTATTACAGAAGCTCTTCGCTGAGGGGCTTCGATAATGCTTACCCGACAAGAAGCATAGATTGGCATCAACCAAAGAGGTGATCCACATCTTGGCAGCCGGAACAGACGGAAGTGGCATAGCAACATCGTGAGATGGTGGCGACCGCTGCGACAAGAATGCCCATAGCGCCGATTCGTCGCAGTCTCCACGCCAGAACTATGACCGCAGCCTCCCGAGGAGGATTCTCCCTGCGCGAGTGGGTGTAGTTATTCAAAAACGGATCACGCCGGGTTTTCCTCGCGATGGTAACGCGAGCTTTTACCTTCATAGCGGCCAGCCGGAGCCGTGGCGGGCGAATCTGGTTATTTACCTTTTCAGAGAGCAGAGAAATGGCAAAAACAAAATGGCCTAAATTACCACGCTTTTTCGTTCCGTTGTTTCACTGTGCGAATGTGTATCTGTGTCGGTCAAAAGAGGAATGGCAGCAGGCAGAAAAAGCGCTTGGTGTCTCCCTGGCTGACGTAAGCATGTTCAACGGCATGTGCCGGCAATTCGTCAATGATGAAACCGGTGAGAATCTTTATCTGGTGGGGGTGTTTGATAACAATTCCGCCACACTGGTTCACGAATGCGCACACGCAACGTTTTACTGCTGCAATGATGTTGGTGTGACAATCGACACTGGAGCGGCAAACGAAACCTATTGCTATCTGCTCGACAGAATGTTCACGGCATTCCTGCCGCACATCAAACAGGATTAACTCATGACTAGCTGCTTACTGTGTGTTGATCTGAAATTTAAATGGTGGGTTTCGGTTTATCTAAAAACGCTGATTTTTTTCTGTGTAATTTGTCAGCGGGAACCTAATTACGAGACGGTAGGCGCGTTCATTGTGCAATACGGCATGAGCCAAAAGGTGAAGTCAGAGCCTGCAAAGAGATAACGGAGAAATTCATGGCGAATGAAGACGATCGCCGCCCGATGCCGTCACCCGCATTCATTGAAGAGTTCGCGCCGTACATACGGTTAGCTCCTGCTGATGGTGTATGGCAGTGGGTACAGGAACAAATCATCGCCGACTCTGGCCACCTGCATAATCCCGACCATGCACATCTCGCAGATGCTGACATAGCGTTTATGTGGGCAGCTACCGCATTCACCAAAAAAGGACGAACGGTTCTTGGTCAGGCAGAGGAAGTGATGATGCGTGCTGGTGGATGGCAAAAAGCCCGGATGGAACAGCAGATGCATGAGTGGTTTGGACATAAGCCGGATTTCATTATCACGCTGGCCGGTGACTTCTGCCTGCAATGTTCTGACATCGAATTCTGTGCACTGGTAGAGCATGAGCTTTACCACATAGCGCAGGAGACCGATGAATACGGCTCCCCGAAGTTCTACCGTGACTCCGGCCTGCCGAAACTGTGTATGCGTGGTCACGATGTTGAAGAGTTCGTTGGCGTGGTCCGTCGATATGGTGCTAGCGCCGACGTGCAAGAACTGGTGGACGCAGCCAATCAACCTGCGGAGGTTGCACATCTCAATATTGCCAGAGCGTGCGGGACGTGCATGCTGAAACTGGCTTGATTTTATGACTGATTATGACGGGCAGGTAAGCTATGGCGACATTAAAAGGTGAGATTAAAGCCTTCATCGTTCAATCGCTTGCGTGCTTCGACACACCTTCTCAGGTAGTGGAGGCTGTCAAAAAAGAATTCGGCATCACGATCCCTCGTCAGCAGGTTGAATCTCACGACCCGACAAAAGCTAACGGCAAAGGCCTGGCAAAAAAATGGGTGGAGATGTTCAACGAAACCCGCGAGCGCTTCCAGACGGAAATTGCAGAAATCCCGATTGCTAATAAGGCTTATCGGCTTCGCGTACTGCAACGAATGTCTGTGACCGCCGAGAACATGAAAAACCTCGGCATGACGGCCCAGCTTCTCGAACAGGCTGCGAAAGAGGTCGGTGACGTTTATACCAACAAGCAGAAGGTTGAACAGAACGTTATATCGACTCACAACGTTATGCCAGTTCCATCCTGTGACAACGTTGACGACTGGGAAGCTGCTGCGCAGAAACAACAAAATGAGGTTCTTGGTGGATGAATTACAAGGCTGTATGGAAGCCTCTGCCCGGATCACAGTCTCTTTCGCTGAGTTGCCCATGTAATGAGATCCTCTACGAGGGAACGCGCGGACCAGGCAAAACCGCTGCGCAGTTGGCGCGTTTTCGCCGTAATGTCGGTGTCGGTTATGGTTCATTCTGGCGCGGTGTCATTTTTGACACTGAGTATAAGAACCTGGCAGACATCATCACGCAGTCTAAGCGTATGTATAACCTGTTCGGCGACGGGGCAAATTTTCTTCGGTCTGCGAGTGAATTGCGATGGGTGTGGCCTACTGGTGAAGAACTGCTGTTCCGGTTCGGAAGTGAAGCTGATGATTACTGGAACTTCCACGGACAGGAATTTCCGTTTATCGGCTTTAACGAGTTGACCAAACAACCTAACTCAGATTTCTACGAAGCAATGTTTTCGTGTCGTCGCTCATCGTTCCGGCCTGAAGACTATCCGCGAAAAGATGGATCGTTGCTAAAACCGATCCCACTCGAAGTATTCAGCACGACAAACCCATTTGGCATCGGTCACACCTGGGTAAAAAAACGATTTATCGAACCGGCACCGCGCGGAACTGTACAACGTCACAAACAATTAGTGTTCAACCCTCAAACTGAGCGGGAAGAAGAGATCACGTTAACCCGCGTCGCGATACATGGTTCTTTCAAAGAGAACCCGTATCTGGATCCGCAGTACATCGCAACGCTGATGTCCATCAAAGACCCGAACCGCCGCAAGGCGTGGGTAAAAGGTTCATGGGATGTGACCAGCGGCGGACGCTTTGACCATCTATGGAATGAGGCGCTTCACGTCATTAGGCCGTTCCGCATACCGGATAGCTGGACCGTTGACCGTTCCCATGACTGGGGGGAGTCGAAACCGTTCTCTAATCTCTGGTGGGCTCGCACGGATGGTACTGTCGCGACGCTGCCGGATGGGCGTCAATTCTGCCCGCCCGCCGGGTCTCTGATTTTGATTGGCGAGTGGTACGGTTGCCCGCCTGACGAACTGAATAAAGGGCTGAACATGTCATCTACCAACGTCGCAAAAGGCGTTGCGTGGATTGATAAGAGGCTAACAGGCCAGGAAGTTGACGAACCTGACGAGATAAAACTCAATGGCGTCACTCAGGGGCAACTCAACATTATGCCGGGTCTCTGCAAAAAGGTTGTTCCCGGCCCGGCCGACAGCGCGATCTACAACACTGGCGATGATGAACTTTCAATCGCTCAGAAAATGGAAGTGCAGGGCGTTAAATGGGTTGAGGCCAACAAAAAGCCCGGCTCTCGCGTTAATGGCGCCGCATTGTTTGCCGACATGCTGGAGGCGGTTGTCGAAGGTAAAAAACTGGAATCCGGGATACCAGAAAAACCCGCGTTTTATGTTTTTGATTACTGCCGTGGCTGGATAAGCCGTATTCCTGTACTCGTCCGCGACAGCAAAAATCCTGATGACGTTGACACGCAGCAGGAAGATCACGACTGGGACGGAACTCGTTATGAAGTTCTGCATTCACCGCCGAAGAAAGTCGGCAAAGTCACCAAACTTCGGATGTAAACCATGCCAGATATTTCGACACCTAACCTCGACTATAACGACATGGTTGAGGCGTGGGATATTAACGATGCACTGATGGGCGGCACGCTGGAAATGCGCCGGCAGGGCGAAGCCTACCTACCTCGCTGGCCGCGCGAGGATAAAGAAGACTATAAGAAACGCCTGTCTGTTGCGACGCTGCTCCCGGCCTATGAAGAAAGCATTAAGCAAAATACCGGGCGTGTATTTGCTGAGCCAACAGTGTTAAGCGAAAAAACGCCGGAAAAAATCAAAGATTATGCCGAAAACATCGATATGGAAGGCAGCCGCCTTGATGTCTGGGCGCAGCAATTCTTCAGCCTGGCGTTTCAGTATGGTCTCGCACATGCACTGGTGGATTACCCGCGCACCAACGCCGAAGAAATCCGCACAAAAGCTGACGAGCAGGCTGCTGGTGGTCGACCGTATGTAACGATGCTTAATCCTCGGCAGGTGATCGGCTGGAAATCAAAGGTTGTCAGCGGAAAAGTTGTGCTCACAGAGTTGCGCGTAAAAGAAGTCATTGTCGTGGATGGTGACGACTTCGGGCAAACCAAAGTTGAGCAGATCCGCCACATCATGCCGCGTAAAGTGGAAATCTGGCGCCGTAACAAAGGTGATGGTGGTGAATCCACCTGGACTATTTATGAAGAGTGGGTAACCAGTCGCGACGATATTACCCTTGTAACGCTCTACACCAAGAAAACTGGGTTTATGCGAGGTTCTCCGCCACTGCTGAATCTGGCATTGCTGAATATCAAGCACTGGCAAAGCCAGAGTGAGCAGGACAACATTCTTCATGTTGTGCGTGTGCCGCTTCTGTCTGTTTTTGGCCTGGAAGACGATCAGGAACTGGTCATTGGCTCATCCAGCGCTACTAAATTCAGCGACCGCGCTAAGCAGGGTATGGAATACACCGAGCACACCGGCGCCGCCATTGAATCCGGCAAAACATCGCTGGATGATCTGGAAAACCAGATGCGCCAGGCGGGAGCGAAACTGCTGCGCGCAGAAAATACATCAACAAAATCTGACGATCAGACGCATGAAGAGCATATGCAGGAAAACTCGCCGCTGTACACCATGGCGAGTTCGCTGGAGGATGCACTTGATAACATTCTGCAAATCATGGCTGAGTGGATTGGTGAAAGTGATGGCGGCAATGTTGATGTGCGCACAGAGTTGGATGTTACGGCTCAGACGTTCGATTCATCTGCTGCTATGGCCGTTCAGTCTCTGCGACAGGGGGGCGACATTCGCCAGGTTGATGCCGTGCGCGTGCTCCAGGCGCTTAAATTCATCGACCCTGACGCGAAGCCCGATGATGTGATCGACGAGCTGAAAAACCAGCAGGTAACGCTGATGGGCGGCAACAATGGCGACGGTTAACGAGCAACTGCGTGACGAATCTATAGCGCACGCCATCTGGATTAGCCGTTACAGTACCGGCGTTGCCAACAGGATGGTGAAACTACTCAACGAAAGTGATGCTGAACTGACGGCGCGCCTGCTGGTGGCGATGGATGGCATAGATCCGAATAGCTTTACGGTCACGCGTCTTGAAGCACTACTGGCGAGCGTGCGGGAGATTAACCGCACGGCGATAAACGGCATGTTTTCCAGCCTGTCGACCGAACTGAATGACCTGGCGCAACATGAGGCTGGGTATCAGTTGAGCCTGTTTGACGCGCTGTTGCCGGAGTTCGTGACCGAAGTTCATCCGTTGGTGGGGATCTCTCCTGACGCGGTGTATGCCGCCGCGATGGCGCAACCATTCCAGGGGAGATTACTCAGTGAGTGGGCGTCAAACCTCGAAGCGGATCGCCTCAACCGCATCAGTAACGCTGTGCGACAGGGCTTTTTGCTGGGAGATACGAACGAGCAGATTGCGCGCAAGGTGCGCGGCCACGCTAATCGTGGCTATCAGGATGGCGCGTTACAGATGAGTCGAGCCAATGCCGCCAGTATCGCGAAAACGGCGGTGGGGCATCTTGCGGCGACGGCGCGTAACAGCTTTGCTGACGCCAATAACGACCTGATGAAGGGTAAGCAGTGGCTTTCTACCCTGGACAACCTCACGACGCAGATGTGCAGGATTCGCGACCGCCTTAAGTACACGCTGGATAACAAGCCGATTGGTCACAAAATCCCGTATTTGCAGGGGCCTGGAAAAATTCATTTCTGCTGCCGTTCCACTGAAACCTTCATCCTCAAATCAGCGAAAGAGTTGGGTATCGATGTTCGCGATATCCCGCCAGCGGAACGCGCCAGCATGGATGGTGTTGTGCCCGGCGATACCAACTATCAGGAATGGTTCTCGCGTCAGTCGTTCGATCGCCAGAAGCAAATCGTTGGCGAGAAGCGCGCCCGGTTGATTCGTGATGGTGGCATGTCTCCTGATGAGTTCTACACCGATAAAGGCGAATGGCTGACGCTGGCGCAGTTGCGTGAACGCGATGCGCAGGCGTTCAGGGATGCAGGGCTTTAATCTTCAATAAATCACAACAGGCTGCCTCCGGGCGGCCTTTTTTATGGCCGCAATCCGGATGGTGAGCGGTGCAACGGTCGGATGACCAAATCAAAGGTAACAACATGAAACTGAAGACAGTAGAAGTAAACGGTAAGCACTACGCAGAAGTCGATGCTAATGGCCTGCCGGTTTACGTGCATGACGACGGGAAAGAAATTGGCTTCGATGCCGCTCAGGCTGTCAGCAAAATCTCGGCACTGAATGGCGAGGCTAAATCCCATCGCGAAGCCAAAGAAGCAGTTGAAACGAAACTTGCGGCTTTTTCCGGTATTGAAGACCCCAAAAAGGCCCTTGAAGCAATCGAGATGATGACCAAAATCGACCAGAAAAAACTGATCGATGCTGGCGCTGTTGACCAGGTGAAAGCCGAAATCACCAAATCATTCCAGGTGCAACTGGATGAGGCCAACAATAAAAATAAAACGCTGGAAGGCCAACTGTACGACTCGATGATCGGTGGTAGTTTTACTGGCTCCAAATTTATCACCGATAAAATCGCCATCCCTGCCGATCTGCTTCAGGCCCGCTTCGGGCAGTCGTTTAAAGTCGAAGAGGGTAAAGTTGTCGCCTATGACGGCACCGGCAACAAAATTTATTCCCGCTCTAAACCGGGCGAACTGGCCTCATTCGATGAGGCGCTGGAGTTCCTGGTAGAGCAGTACCCGCAAAAAGACCACATCCTGAAAGCCAGTGGCAATAACGGCGGTGGTTCACGAACGACTCAACACGATGCCGGGCAGAAAACAATGAAACGCTCAGCATTCGATTCTCTGGATCAGACCGGGAAACAGACAGCCCTCAAAGACGGTATCACCATCGTCGACTAACCGCATTTGCCTGCTTCCGGATGGTGGCGGGCGCCAGAGCTGGATAGCTCAACCAACCCAAATCTATCTCTAAGGAAAAATGAATCATGTCGAATACACTGACCGGGTTGATCCCGACTATCTATACCGCTCTGGATATCGTTTCTCGTGAGCAGGTGGGGTTTATTCCTGCCGTCGCGCGTAACACCAAAGCAGACGCAGCAGCGAAAGACCAGACCGTTACTGCGCCGGTTGCTCCGGTCGCGGTCACCGAGGACATCGTGCCGGGTCCGTCTGCGCCGAATACCGGCGATCAGAATATCGGCACCGTCGATGTCAAAATCACCAAATCCAAAATGGCCCCGGTCAAATGGAACGGTGAAGAGCAACTGGCTCTCGGTCCCGCTGGTACTTACAACACCATTCTTGCTGACCAGTTCACCCAGGCATTCCGCGCACTGTCAAATGAGGTCGATGCTGATCTCGGCGCACTTTACTACGGCACTTCTCGCGCCGTTGGTACTGCTGGCACAACGCCGTTTGGCGTGAAGGAAGATCTGACCGACGCAGCTAATGCACGCAAGGTTCTGGAGGACAATGGTTCGCCAACCACCAGCCTGCAAATGGTTCTCGGTTCTTCTGCAATCGCGAATCTTCGCGGGAAGCAGACGGTACTGTTCAAAGTGAATGAATCCGGCACTGAGCAACTGCTTCGCGAAGGTACGCTGGGCCGACTGGAAGGCTTCAACATTCACAACTCTGCGGGCGTTAAGCGTGCGCCAGCTGCTACCGCGACAGGATATCTGGTCAATGGCGCGAAACAGGAAGGCGATATCATCATTGCCATTGATACCGGTACGGGTTCTATCGTAGCTGGTCAGGTCGTTACTTTCGACGGCGACGATAACCAGTACGTTGTTGCGGCAGCTACTTCCACCACCATCACTCTGGCTGCGCCGGGCCTGCGTCAGGATCTGGCGGACAACACCGAAATCACGGTTGTTGGTAGCTTCACTGCAAATATGGCGTTTGACCGTAACGCATTTCTGCTGGCTTCTCGTACCCCGGCGATGCCGGAAGGTGGTGACACCGCTGATGACGTGATGAATGTCACCGACCCAGTTTCCGGTATCACCTTCCAGATCGCGCTGTATCGTCAGTACCGTCAGGTGCGTTATGAAGTTGGCTTGGCGTGGGGCGTGGCTTCCATCAAACCAGCCCACGCAGTAATGCTTCTGGGCTAACACCATCACACACAAGGGGCTTCGGCCCCTTTTCCTTTGGAGGGATTATGGCTGGATTGACGAAAGAACAGCGCGCTCAGCGAGCAGCAGAAAAACTTGCTGCTGAACTGGCGGCGAAAAACAATTCTGAGCAGCAGGAGCAGCAGGAGCAGCAGGAGCAGCAGGAGCAGCAGGGCATTCTGGTTGCTATGTTCACTGACTTCCCGGCATTCCCCGGCGCGCCCACCACTGCAGACGTGCATCCTGACGAAGTGGAAAACTGGAAGGCGGCAGGCTGGCGCATAGAGGAGTGATTCATGATCACCTACATCACGGTAGCGGACGTTGATCAAATCCTCGGGGCCGACTGGACCGATGCCAGTAAAAAAGAGAAGTCTGTGAAAATGGCGAATGCCTGGCTGAACGGATTGAATCTTCGAGTTTGCCCGGATGACATTCCCGATGATGTCAAAGAGGCTGGCGCGTATGTTTCGTCGGTTGCGGCAGCCGGAAAACTTTACCAGCAAAAAACTGATTCAGGCGTAGTGACCAGCAAATCGGTTGAGGCTAAAGGCGTCAGTGTGTCGAAATCATTCGCAGAATTATCCACCAACAGCACTGCATTGCTCGATCCTGATTTGCAGTTCGCTCTGGCGTTGCTAAAGCCATATGGCGTCAATCAGTCACAAATCAGGCTGGTGAGGGGGTGATGTGGGACTTCGTGACGAACTTCAGGCAGAAATCGCCGCTGCGTTCGACGATGACCTTGCCGACGCTGTTAATGCGTTCACCGGTTCCTATGTGATTCAAACAGGATGGGATCCCGTTACGGAAACCGGAGGGAAAACCACTGTTACATATACCGGGCGTGGCGTGCTGGCTGATTACAGCGTTGAGCGCATCGATGGCTTGAACATCCTCAAAGGTGATATTGAGCTGGTGGCGCTTGTGAACGAAGTGACCGACAATCCGAAAGTTGACCATATCATCGAAGCGCCTGACCTGGTTACTGGTGAGCAACAGCGATACAAGGCGATTTCTGTGGAAACAGATCCAGCGGGAGCCGCTTATTCCATTCAGTTGCGGAGGGTGTGATATGGCTAAGGCCTGGAGTCTTGACCCTGCATTATTCGCTGACAAGGTGGAAGATGATGTCGGAAAACTGCAACGCGTTATAGCCATTCAATTGCTCAATGAGATCGTTATTCGGTCACCGGTCGGTAACCCTGAAATATGGGCTATCAATAGTATGCAGGTTCAGCAGCGCAACCGGGTTAATGATATCAATGAAGCCCTTCGGAGCAGTGACCGGTTCGGGACCACTGACAAAAACGGTAACCGTCGGATTAAACGAGGCAATAAAGTCAGTCTCGCCGGTGCTGAGTACAGCAGCAATGCTGGGAAATTCGGTCCCCAGCGCGTACGCAAGCTAAGGCGCGGGCAGGGGGATATTTATCGACCACCAGGCTATCGCGCGGGGACTTTCCGGGCATCTCACTTCGTGAGTGTCGGTTCGCCAAGTGATTACGTTCCACGTGAACCAGATCCAAACGGTGCAAACACCATCAATAACGGGACGTCGACAATTCTTGCGGCGCCAAGCTATTCGGTCATCTACATCCAGTCAAACCTTCCTTATTCCGTACCGCTTGAAAACGGGCACTCAAAGCAGGCACCGGCAGGCGTTTATGCGGTTTCATTTAATGGTGTAACACAGGCCTACAAATGACACTCACAGAAATTCGTAACGCTGTCATTGCTCGTATGACAGCGCAGACGGCTATTGCCTCTGATGCTGTGGATTATCCCAACGGACCCGTATTTGACCCAAGTGGTCGTGATATCTGGGCTCGCTTTACCAATGTTTCCGGTCTGGCCGGGGCGAATGAAATTGGTGCTGGCCCCGTCGTTCAGCGCACTGGAGTGCTGATTATTCAGATCTTCGTCCCTGTTGGTTCTGGCTCTCTGCTTATCACTCAAACAGCAGACAAACTCCGTGAACTTTTTGAATTTCAGGATGATGGAAAACTCAGTTATTTCGCCGTATCCGCTGTTCCCGCTGGCGAAACGGATGGCTGGTCTCAGTTCAATCTACAAATCCCTTACCGCGCTCTGTAGCGCTTAACTTCGATGGAGGTGACCGCATGTCGAGCGGCGCTAAGGTACTCTCGGCCTTTATCCGGGAGACGACTCCAGGAATTACGCCTGCTGGCGTCTGGAATCTTTTCAAACGTACGAGCTGGGGCGTTGGTCCTTCCCAGAATACCAACGACAACGATGAGATCGGCGGTACCCGAATGGCGCAGGGCGCTACGCTGGGAACGGTCGATGTTGGTGGCGATGTCGGGGCAAAATTCCGCTATGGCCAGCATGATGACTTCCTGGCTTCGTGTTTTGGCGCGGAGTGGGCGGGTAATGTGCTGACGATGGGGAATGACCGTATCTCTTTCTCACTCGCAACATACGCGTCGGACGTTGGTATTGCCTCCATTGTTCGCGGCGCCCAGGTAAGCGTGTTCCAGTTGGAAGTTCCTAACGACGGTGACGTTACCGCGACAGTCACATTCGCCGGGCTGGGGTGGGACTCAAAAGCAGATGATACGAGTTACATCACCGGCACTCCTGCAGATAATGCTGGCGAACTGCGTTACTCGTTCAAAGAAGTCACAGCAATCAACCTGAACGGGATCGACGGCGGTGATGGTTTCTGTATCGATACCTTCAACATCCAGTTCGACAATAACGTCCAGACGCAGCGTTGTATCGGCACCGGTTCACCTTTTGCCGGGGCGAACATCCCTACCACCTTTACGCCGTCAGGTTCGATCACTTTGTCGTGGTCAAAAGCCGCGTGGGAGGTCTGGAGCAAAACGCTTACCGGCGCAACCGTGCCATTCAGTTTCACGCTGGCGAACGACGAAGGGCAGTACACGTTTAACTTCCCGAAAGTGCAGGTCGCTGGTGACTGGCCGGATGGCGGCAATACCGACATTATCCAGGTACAACTGGATATCACTGCGGCTGACGAGTCACCGACCATTACCCGCGCTGTTACCGTCCCAGCCACGGCAATCAGCGTAACGCCAGCAACTTCATCAGGTGATGTCGGTACTTCCGTTACGCTGACAGCGAACCTTACCCCGGCTGGTGCGACTGATGCTGTGCAGTGGGAGTCATCAGATCCTACTGTCGCAACGGTGGTATCGACAGGCCAAAAAACCTGCCAGGTAGACCGAGTTGGCGACGGCACCGCAACGATAACCGGTAAAGTGCGAGGCTTCACCGCCACCGCCGAGATTACCGTAACTGAACCATAAATTTTCCCTTGCCCGTTCCGCTCTGCATGGCGGCGCGGGCTTTTTTCATGCAGGAGTTTCGAATGATTATCCTCAACCCACGAATTGATGTTGGTGGCGAGCGCTGGTTTACACCACTGAAAGACCTGAAACCCATTGAAGGGCTGAAACTACTCGTCAGCAGTATTGATAACGATCAGTACCGCTCGCGTAATGCGCTTATCCGCCGCCATATTGAAAAGATGGATGCCAGTTACCAGGTGGGAACCAGCGAATTTAACTTGTCAGCGGTCGGGGAAATTGACTCTGCCGATGACCTACTCATCGACAACTGCGCGCGATACCTGCTTAAAGACTGGAAGGGTGTCGGCGAGCTTGTTGATGGCGAAGAAGTTACGATTGAATACACGCCGGAACGCGGTGCTGCACTTATGAAACAGGAACCAGCGATTTACTGGCAAATTCTGGCTGAAGCCGCCAGCATCGCCCAGGGAAAAGAGCAGCAAAAGCAGGAAACCGTAAAAAAGCCATCGAAGCGCAGAAGTGGCTGAGCGAGTTCGGCGGGGAGCAGGGCGAAAAGGCAAAGTGGCGAAGGGAGAAATTAAAACTCCCGCCAATCCCCGAACCTGAAATTGACGGCGTGACAGGTGAAATCCTCAACGCTTACTCCGTTATTTCCCGTTCCCGGCTGTATGCCGGGATGGCTGGTGCGCCGCTGCCGATCTCACTTCATGATATTGAGCGCTTTCTTTCTGCCAGGCTGCTTCTCATTGATCGTGATGAATTTGACGCGGCGATATTTGCCCTCGATGACGCATGGCGTGAGCAGTGGGCGCAGGAACAGAAAAAACACGGCAAACAGAAACAATAAGCCCGGCATGTCCGGGTCTTTTATGCCCGGAGATCGCAATGTCAGAACAGACATCCCGCCTCGCCGTCATTATTGACAGCACCGGCGCAGAAAAAAATGCTGAAAGCCTGACCAGCGCCCTTCACGGGCTTACTGAGTGGGGGCAGAAAGCAGCGGCAAGCGCCGGGAAGGTAACGAAGGCGACCGAAGAAGAATCCGCTGCTTTATCGGAACTACTGGACCGCATTGACCCGGTAAACTCAGCACTAAATAAGCTGGATAAGCAACAGCAGCAACTCACGAAATTCAAGTCGAAAGGCATGCTGGACGATGAAACCTTTGATGTCTATTCGAAAAAAATCGAAGAGGCCCGCAATCGTCTCACCGGGTTTTCAGAGCAACTGAAAAATACTGGCATGTCGGCAAAGCAAACCGCTTTTGCTATGCGAATGATCCCTGCTCAGATGACCGATATCGTCGTGGGCCTGTCTACCGGGCAAAGTCCGTTCATGGTGCTGATGCAGCAAGGCGGGCAGTTAAAAGATATGTTCGGCGGCATCGGTCCGGCGATTAAAGGCGTTGGCTCTTATGTGATGGGCCTGATCAATCCTTTTACGCTGGCTGCTGCCGCGGTCGGCGTGCTGGGCGTAGCGTACTACAAAGGCACGCAGGAACAGGACGCTTTTAATAAATCACTTATCCTGACGGGTAACCAGGTAGGAAAAACATCGGGCCAACTGGCGGATATTGCTGCGCGCGCTGGCGTGGCGGCGAACTCTACCACTGGCAAAGCTGCATCGACGTTAAATCTACTGGTAGAGTCAGGAAAGGTTGCTGGTGATTCGCTGGAGCGCGTGACCACCGCTGTTGTTAAAACGAGTGAAGCCACTGGTATTGCGACCGATAAACTGGTGAATGATTTCAACAGCATCGCTGCTGACCCTGTGGCAGCAATCACCAAACTGAACGACCAGTACCACTTCCTGACGCTGGCAACTTACAACCAGATTAAGGCCCTCCAAGATGAAGGGAATCAGCAGGAAGCGGCGCGCGTTGCCAGCGAAGCATATTCTTCGTCGATGATTCAGCGCTCTAATCAGATTAAGGAAAATCTGGGGTATCTGGAGACCGCATGGAACTCACTGGCTAAAGCTGCCGGATGGGCGTGGGATGCCATGCTTGATGTTGGTCGTGATGCCTCCGTAGAGCAAAAAATTCAGGATGCTAGCAGTGAGCTTGAACGCGCGCAGAAATCGCTTGCTGATTTGGAGCGTGGACAGGCCGCTAATGCAGGTCCCTATGGCGCATGGAAATCCGATGATTTAGATCGGCAGCGAAAAGCGGTAACTTTGCTTAAACAGCGGTTATCTACACTGCAAAGTGAAAAAACGGCGCAGGACGTAATTAACAATACAATTGATGGATACAACCAACGCCAGCAAAAAAGTATTGAGGCCCAGAAAGTTGTTAATTCACTTACTGAGCAGACGCTGTCAAATGAGCAGAAAAGAAAAAAGGAACAGGACAAGCTAACCAAAGCAATTAAAGATGGTGCAGTAATCAGCAAGGAAGAAGAGGCTCGTTTACGGAAAAATATCAACGATAGATATAAAGATCCAAAAACCCCAAAAACACCTAAAGGTAAAGCATATACCGAGAATGCTGGTGTGAGGATGCTGGATCAGTTAAACCAGCAGTACGTTACTTTAACCTCACAGTTCGATACAACAGAGAAAATAGGTTCTGCGCAACAAGCTCTTATTAAATGGGAGCAACAACTTTCTGATATTAAATCGAAGAAAACTTTGACTGCTGATCAGAAATCCCTCCTGGCTAATCAGAAGGCTATTACTGCTCAATTGCAGAAAAACGCAGCTATCGAAAAGGAGATAGCGCTCCGTAAGGATGCCGATAAGTTGACGGCGTATAAAAATACGCTTTCTTCTGGTCTGCAAAATGATGCGACAGGGCTGCAAAATAGCCTTAATAGCAACACGGTGCTTTCTCAGGAGCAGAAACGTCAGCAGGAACTGACAAAAATCGTCAGTGAGTACCAAAAAAAGCAGGTCGAATTAACCAATCAGAGGACAACCGGACAGATCTCGCAAAACTTATACGACCAGGAAACCGCCGCTCTACAGCAGGCTCTCAATCAGCGCCTTGCCATGCAGCAATCCTATTACACTCAGTTGGATCAGCTGAATGGTAACTGGCAGTTAGGTGTTCAAAATGGGTTGCAGTCATATCTGAACAGTGTCCCAACCCTTTATGAATCAGTTACTACAGCGGCAACATCAATTCTAAGCTCCACTGAAACCGCCATTTCATCCAACCTTTCAGCGATGGTGCATGGAACGGAAAGTTTGAGTGACGGATTTAAAAACATGGCAGCAGGAATGGGTGAAGCTGTTATTGATGCGCTGACGAAGATGGCGGCGCAGTGGCTGGTGTATCAGGCTGTTCAATTGCTTGTAGGGAAAACGGCAGCGGCTGGCGCGTCTGCATCAATGATTGGACAAGCAACCGCAATGTCACAGATTGCAGCAATTAACGCATATGCTTCTGCGGCTGCGATCCCTATTACGGGATGGGCAATAGCTCCAGCTGCGATGGCCGCAGCAGAGGCCGCAACCACTCCTTTAATTGCGGCAGTTGCTGCTGCTTCATCAGCCATGACTGCTGGCGCAGGCTTCGCTAATGGTGGTTACACTGGCCCAGGAGGGAAATACCAGCCCGCCGGAATAGTGCATAAAGGTGAGTATGTTTTTGACCAGGCTGCAACCAACCGGATCGGCGTTTCGAACCTTGAGGCGCTGCGCAATGGTGGTTCTCTGGATGCGACGCTGAGCAAACCCGGTTTCGGTACGGGAGCGCAGAACGTCAATAACAACAGCAATGCTATGACCCTGAATGCACCCATCAACCAGAACTTCAATATTCAGCAGGGAGTAAGCCCTGATCAGATGAATCTGTCGCTGGCGCAGACTCAGAAACAGGCTACCAGCGATGCTTTGGATCAGGTCGCCAATCAGATCGTGAAAGGCAACGGGAAGGTGGGTAACGCGATGCGAGGAATGTACACCGGAAGGAGAATTACCTGATGGCTGAAAAATACTACCCTCATGATTATCTCCCTATGCCTCTTCAGGATGGCTATGCATTTCAGCCAGTCAGCCCGTTAAAGCGTACCGAAATGACAACCGGCCGCGCTCGCCAGCGCCGGGCATTCATTTCCACGCCGACACAGGCAAATGTGCAGTGGTTTTTCGAAACGGATGTTCAGGCCCAGCTCTTTGAGGCCTGGTACCGCGAAACCATCACTGACGGCGTTGACTGGTTTTTTATGCGGCTACAGACCCCGCTTGGCGTTGAGTTCTATAAATGCCGGTTCACCGATATCTATCAGGGGCCGATGCTGGTCGCCCCGATTTACTGGCAGTTCTCCGCGACGCTGGAGTTATGGACTCGTCCGGTTCTTGGAGATGGTTGGGCGGAGTTCCCGGACTACATCATCAACAGCAACATCATTGATATTGCGCTTAACAGAGAGTGGCCTGAGGCATGACCATACTGAATCGACTCTATGCTTCTTCCGGAGAAGAGGTAATTATTGAAACTCTGCAGATCACTATCGGTGATGACGTTCTTTATCTTTGTGATGGTTACGACGATGTAACGGCGGTGACGGAGTCCGGTGAGGAAGTGACATTTATTGCCTGCGCCATCGCCGTTGCGCTTCCGGCTCGTAACAGTGACGGAACTCAGGATCTGCAGTTTGCAGTAAGTAATATCGATGGAGAGGCATCAACAGCAATTCGTAATGCGCTGGATAATCTTCGTGGTGCAACGATGACTTACCGCAAATACACTTCCAACGATTTAGCAGCACCAGCTGAACACCCGTTCACTCTTAAGGTGAAAAGTGGGTACTGGACGGCAACTCAGGCGCAAATTATCGCGGGGTATATGAACATCCTTGATACCGCCTGGCCCCGCTATCGCTACACACTCCCGTTCTATCCTGGCCTTCGGTACATGAGTTGATGTTCAGTCGAAATAATCCTTGATAATATAAGAATCTTCAAATTGACAGGGATAGAAAAGTGAAACGATTTTTGCTGGTTTCTGCCGTAATTTTACTGGCTGGGTGTTCGGCTAAATACAACACGAGCAATATTCAGAACAATACAGAGCAGTTGATAAAAGATGCTCCAGTTGCTATTTCCATGCCATCTGATGGCGTGTATGAAACCCGTACATATGCGGGTTCCGGAAATTCAACGGCTACTGCATTAAAATCTGCGTTTTTGCGCCACTCTGATAGCGTAACAATTTATGCTGATTGCGAAGATATTACCTGCCTGAAAAGCAAACATGCTATCAGTCATGGATACTATGTTATTCCACAAATACTTCACTGGGAGGACAGGGCAACCGAGTGGTCAGGAATTCCGGATAAAATTGAAGTTAAAATCACAATTTATAACGCAGAGTCCAACGAGCGGATTGCCTCAACGATTATTAGTGGTAAAAGCAAGTGGGCTACGTTTGGTGGTGACCATCCGCAAGACTTGCTACCGGATCCTGTCAACTCTTACATATCCAGTCTTTATTGAACAATCTGTAAAACACATTCCAGGCCCCGTTCATACGGGGTTTTTTATTGCCTTAATTCCGGAGGCCATATGTTTAATCCTGATAAATATCTTTCGGTCAAATGGCTGAAAGGTGGGCGCGTTTACCCGGAACTTGACTGCTTTGGGGTGCTGAATGAAGTACGTCGTGATATCGGCCTTCCTGAATGGCCAGATTTTGCCGGGGTAACCAAGGATAACGGCGGACTTGACCGGGAAGCACGAAAGCTTATGCATTCTCTTCGTCGATGTGAACCGTGTGAGGGGGCCGGAGTTGCATGCTATTCCGGTTCAACAGTGGCACATGTCGCCGTGGTAGTAGATATCAATGGTCAGCTTTACGTTGCAGAGTGTAACCATAAAACAAACGTTACATTTCTGCCATTGTCGCGTTTCATGCGTCGCTTCGTCAAAGTGGAGTTCTGGGTGTGACAATAAGACTTTATCCCTCCAGATTGCCAGGGGAACCGCTGGAAACACATCAACATGGCGCGATGACGATTCATCAATGGATGAAGCGAAACGTTGAAAATTATCGTGCTGATATGAAGCATCCGGTTGCTATTGAAGTTGATGGGGAGAATATCCCGCCGTCGGCATGGTTTGATTTTGCAATTAAACCAGACAGCGATGTGAAAATTTTCCCGATCCCTTATACAGCCGTTGCGCTGGCATGGGTTGCCGTTGCTGTCTCAGTTGCCTCCGTTGCTTATGCTCTGTTCTTTGCGCCAGGTGCAGCGGATCCTGGCGGTTTTTCGTCCTCGACAGGCGATTCACTTGACGTTAACCCTGCGAAAGCGAACCGGGCAAAACTGGGCGATCCGATTCGTGAGTTATTTGGACGCCGTCGAATTTACCCCGATTACGTGGTGCAGCCGGTAACCCGCTTCAGTCCGGACGACCCGACAGTGATGACCGTTGAAATGTTTGTCGCTTTAGGGTTTGGGTTGTTCTCATTTGGTAACGGAGATATACGCGTCGGCGCCACACCAGTTTCATCGCTGGGTGATGGATTCGCTCATACTTTGTATCTACCCGGTCAGAATGTCGCAGGTGATCGCCGTAGTGAGAACTGGTTCAACTCTACAGAAGTGGGTGGAACATCTTCCGGGGCCGGTCTGGATATGGCCCAGACCGCGCCGGATACGGAAGACGTTGTTGCGCAGTCTTTGACAGTATCAGGGAGTACGATCACATTTAACGGGTTAAGTACCGATGATGACGATCCGGCGACCAATGAATTACCGGAATCGTGGGTTGCAGGTGCAGTGGTTGAACTCATCGTTCCTGATTCATTTGTTGTCACCAATGATGGCGCATACAGCCGAATCACCAGTGATAATCTGGCTGAAATAGCCCCATATGTCGGAATGCCAGTCACGCTCTGGTACAACAGTGTTGACTATAACCTCTTCATTGCATCTTACACTCCACACTCAGCTCCGCCCGGCGGTGACGTAGTGACTGCATCAGTAACTCTTGCCTATGAGAGTTCGGTCGGAGCACCGTTTACGGGCATTCCGGAAGGTTATATTCGTCTATCGCTGTCCCATGCGGGCAATCAGTACAAAATTCTCGATGTTGATGGCAGCAGCGTAACACTCAGGCGTCTGGTCAACGGTGTAGTTGATAACACCTGGCCGGGATTCGCTGCCAGAACCGTACTTGATTTCGATGCGTCTGGTGTTAACCAGAACGATACATGGATGGGGCCATTCATGGCGTGCCCGGAAAATGAAACAATCGATATGTTTGAGGTTAATTTCTTTTTCCCGAATGGAATTTGCGGTTACAACAAAAAAGGCAAAAAGAAGAACAGGGAGGTGCGCTGGGAGATCCAGTATCGCGTTTATGGTTCAGGTTCGGGATGGAGCAGCAAAACAGGATCGTACAATACTCAGAACATCAATGGTCTCGGATACACTGAACGCGTCACTTTAAGCTCTCCGGGCCTCGTTGAAGTTCGCTGCCGGCGCACTAACGAGCAGGGGCAGGACAATAGCCGCGATAACATGTACTGGCAATCATTGCGCGGTCGTTTGCTCACGCGACCTTCATCCTATGCAGGCGTCACGACGATGGGCGTTACTGTAGAAACCGGTGGCAAGCTGGCCGCGCAGTCAGATCGGCGTGTCAATGTGGTAGCCACCAGAATTTACGATACAGGTACACCACGCAGCATTTCCGGAGCGTTGTTCCACGTTGGTAACTCTCTGGGGCTGGATATGGATACTGACGCCATTTATGCTCTGGAAAGCATGTACTGGACGCCTGACAATGAGTTCTTTGACTTAGAGACCACAGACAGTACATCGGCACTGGAGGTTTTGCAGAAGATTGCTAACGCAGGGAAAAGTTATTTTCTGCTGACTGACGGGCTGGCATCAGTCGCGCGTGAAGGCGTTAAGCCCTGGTCTGGTGTCATCAGTCCACATGAGATGACGGAAGACCTGCAAACCGCGTTTGTAGCTCCCTCTGACGACGACTATGACGGCGTGGACGTTACGTATATCAACGGGACGACATGGGCGGAGGAGACGGTACAGTGCCGGACACCGGGTAATCCAACCCCCGTGAAAATCGAAGACTACACGCTTGATGGTGTACTCGACCGTGACCATGCATATCAGATCGGCATGCGTCGCCTGATGAAGTATCTCAGGCAGCGTTTGACTTTCACGACCACCACAGAACTGGATGCGCTCTGTTACAACGTTGGTGATCGGGTTGTACTGACCGATGATATACCGGGAAGCAAGACGGTTAGTGCGCTGATTGAAAGTATGTCCACGGTTGACGGTCTGACGACATTTACTGTTACGGAGCCGCCAGACTGGAGCTTTGATAATCCGCGTGCACTCATCCGTTATCAGGATGGGACAGCCTCCGGGTTGCTGGTGGCCACCAGGGCAGGGAATTATCAGATCTCTGTACCTGAACAGACAGAATTCGGAAATATCATCCTGAACGACCCAGCCATCGAGCCACCGCGCCTTATTTTCTGTGATTCTTCGCGTGTTGGCTATAACGCCATTATTTCTGAAATTGCTCCACAATCTGACGGAACCTGCCAGGTAACGGCTAAAGAATATCGCGATTCATTCTATCAATACGACAACGCCATATACCCAGGCAACGTAGCCTGATTTCCACCAATTACTAATGACCCGCTTCGGCGGGTTTTTCGTTTATGAGGCCTGTATGACCACCTATAACACCGATGAACCTCTTGGTTCTGCATCCGCCAAGGTTCTTTACGACAACGCTCAAAATTTCGATCATCTGTCAAATGACCGGGAAAGTGAAAAATGGAATGACAGATTTGGCGTACCTCGCCTTACCTGGCATGGGATGGAGGTTGCACATAGTAAGCAATTTGACTCATTCGAAGACGAATTTAACATATTTATAGCCAGCCTGGGCTTTGAATTCCTGGGAGATTATGAAGATGGCCCCCTCACTTTTACTGTCAGAAATAAGTACATCCGATATGATGGGCAATACTGGAAGCTAAATTCTGCAACTGACGTACCGTTTACTACTACTGGAACAGACGCAACAAGTTGGGCTGCAGACGTCACTCATTTTGCTCTTATTGATGGTGATACGCTTCGTCAGGAACTCACTTCTGACTCAGGCGCCTCAATTATTGGCAGTGCATCAGGGTTAAACGTTCAACAGGAATTAGACGCAAGGACTGTATCTGTAAGCTCTATAAAATCGCTTGTTGATCTCGCTCCTGAGAGCCGAATTCAGGGTCTGATGTATGATGTAATTGCTTTCTATGATGGACATTCTTTGGGGGGCGGTTTATTTACTTGGGATTCAGGTCGTAGTAAGGAAGACCATGATGGATGGTCTATCATCGACCCGGTCATATCCTGGAGCGGAAACCCATCTGATATTTCCTCTTATCTTTCAGCATCTGGAATCGGGTCTGGCTGCTTCGTTCGCGTTTTTGACGGCACAGCGACGCCTGAAATGGCTGGTGCTATTTCAGACTGGAATGGCACTGCAGGGACTGATATATCTCCATCTATCCAGGCTCTTATAAACAACGATGAAGTAGTACAAATAAAAGGTAGCGGTAGTACGTATTGGTTTGGTCAGTTCACTGCCAGCGAGGTCCGCTTCCACATCACAAGATTCATTAAAATGGACTGGTGTTGGTCAACGCTTCTCGCCAAAGGGGAAACCAGTTTAGCGGACTATGCAGCTTCATTATTTTCTTTTGAAGATGTAAGTTGTGATATCAGTAATTACATCTTTAATGACCTTACTTTTTCTTTCACTATCGATGGGCGCGGAATCCAACCGGTCACAATTTTATCTAACCTCAAGAGTACAAAAGGTTTCGCAATTGGACCATGCCATATTGAAAACGGACAGTCCCTAGTGACGATCGCTGGGATAGGTGATTTAAACAACAGATCTAGCGGTATTACCTTGCGTGGGCCGGTTACCGCCAATAAAGTCTATTATGGTGTTAACTGCGCGAATAACGGTGACGATCTTGTTGGCTCGTACAGGATTGAAGAAGTTAACCGTGCCATATTTGTATATGGTGCTCAAAATATTAATGTTGATTTTTATGCAAGATATTCATGGCCCGCATCAGCATCCATTTATCTTGCGCAGTATGGTAACTCAGTGAAAAGTACATCACGAATAAAAATTCGTGGGGCATTTAATGAAATCAATGGTCCTGTTTTAATAGCCGATAACTATACGACTAACGGTACTGGAACATACAGAGATATCGACATTGATGTATACTTCGATGTTCTTGGATCTAATATTTTGCCTTCTGCTCCAGTTGTACGAATGGGATGTTATGATCCGGCAAACCAAAGCACATTGATAACCAACACTACGCAGAATGTTACAACTGAAAGAATTAACATTTCTGTTAATCCTGGCCCTAGTGTTCCAAGCCTTACTGTCCCTATCAGAATATACACACCATCTCCAAATCACGGGCTGTGGTCTATAGGTGATAGGACACCGCTTGAGATTACAAGTGTCATGCCTGTTGATTCTTCAAATAAATTTGGCACGCCTGTAATAAAATATGGTAATAGGCTATTAAAGTGTGTACACGGTAACCTAACATCAACTGGACGTGTAATATCTATTCCTGCTAATTATATAGTTGGCAGACCGTCTACAGCAGCATTTGAAATGCAGTTATACTTAACTGCCACGAATGGGGTTGATAGCACATTTCCAAAACGCGCGGAAAGTTTTATTGTTCTTGGTTATATTGATTCATCAGGTAACATTACGTTAAACCAAGCAACCAGTATAGGCTTGTCGCAATATGGAACAGCTACCGCTTTCACCATATCGGTATCATCTGATTTCAAATATATAAATATAACTGCGAACGCTTATACAAGCGCATCAAGTCGATTGGTCGCATACTGGAATGTAATGGCTTAAGTGAAGGCGGGGTACAACCCCGCCATTGCTAATTGATTATCTTTAAAATGTTTTTGAATACGACCTCAGCTCCATACACTGACAGGTGAGACTGGTCGCTATATACTGGCTTTCCATCTATTATCACATCACATACCCCGCCATGACAAAGATAGTCATTAGGATCTATGAAGTGTGCGTTGGCATATCCTTTAATCGCATTATTGACTAATTTGTTTATCTCAGGAATCTTTTCTTTCTGTGTTGTTTTACACGAATTAAGAAATTTGTAGCCAATTAGACTTTTCCCAGACAGACAATCAAATCCACTAAATGATGCTACCATGGGTCTTCCAATAAAATAATATGATCTATCGTTACCGCCAACAGTAATAATCTTTTTAATCTGTTCTGTGATTATTCTTTCATATTCTTTTTTATTGTCTATGACGTCTGTGTTACCACCTTTTTTAATCATAGTATCCTGGTATGTATCCCAAGATATTGTATATATTAACGCAGCTTTTTTATTTAAACTGAATAGCGTTTCAAGAACTTCAAAAGAAAAGGAACATGGTTTATATTCTTTATTGTCCATGTTCCTGGTATAGTCCGGGAATAAAGGGCATCCATAACTATAGACACCTGCAGCCTGTATTCCAGAATCTTTTATTGCCATGGCGTACTGGGCGGCAAATGAATCCCCAGCAAAGATATACTTATAAGTCCTTGTGTTCGAATTTTGATAGTAATCCTTGCTTACAGGGAACCCTGCACCACCAAAATATTTTTTATGAAATTCTTCCTTTGTAAGTCTGAACTCATCAGGGACTCGTAAGGCGAATCCATTATTTACATATACTATTACACCTGCGACAGCGCATGAGATGTAAATGGCAACATTTTTAACATTTATTCCTTTATCCCTTTCGAATAAATAATAAAATATAGTTGATATAAACAAAGTTAAACAAATATATGATAGCAAACCTATATTTATTCCAATTTTCCATGATAATACCAACAGCGGCCAATGAACTAAATAAATTGAATATGATATTTTTCCGATGAACTGCTGAATTTTTCCAGAAGTAAAGACAGAATTCTGATTATTAGCAATCAATACCAAGAACGCACCAAGCGTTGGTATGATCGATGTATGACCAGGCCATGGTATATTTTTATCGATAGCGAATACACTATAAAAAATCAGTGCAAATCCAGCAATTTCAACTAAAGACTTGTTGAATTTATTTTTGCTCTTGTTTTCGTAAAAATAACAAACCCCGCCAAGAATCATTTCCCATGCTCTTGTTGGGAACATGTAATAAGCATACGTAGCTGATATGTAAGTGAAATACACGCCAGTAACGAATGATAGAAATAAAGTAAAGCATAGTAAAAATATGGTTCTATTCTTACCTATCATTCTATACAATAACATTACTGCAATTGGGTATATGATGTAGAATTGCCACTCCACAGACAAAGACCAGGTGTGCAATAGTGGGTTTTCTAATGAGCTTTCATCAAAATAACCAGAATTAAAAGCATACCAAAAGTTTGATATGAATAAAATACTTGAAAGCGCGTCAAAGGTTAACGCAAGATAATCCTTTGGTGATAAAAATAAATAACCTGCAATAAAAATTAGAAGACAAGTTGCAGATAACGCAGGAATTATTCTCTTTGCTCTTGAAGCATAGAATGATGTCAGTGAAAATGAATCTTTATCGATTTTTGAGAATATTATTTTCGTCATCAGATATCCTGAAATGACGAAAAAAACGTCTACACCAACAAACCCACCACTTAGAATTCCATTACTGTAATGAAATAAGATAACAGCTATGACAGCGTATGCTCTTAGCCCATTTATATCTTTACGGAAATCCAACGTAAGATCCTCAATGAAAAAATAATATTCTAAATTATAAGGAGATAGAGTCTATCATCATCATTTGACTTGATCGATAGATAACTCGCATATACTGTATGTATAAACAGTACTTTGTGAGGTGATTTATGCCGCGTCGTTATGACATTGAGGCCGCATTCCGGTCGGCTGTAGTTGTTGAGCCCAGCGGTCGCAGGACACTACGAACAGTTGATTTTGTGCGGGAACTGAAGAAAGTGAACTGGGATTTCTCCTTGCGGGATGCAAATGCCTGGATAGAGGCCAGCGTCAGCACGTTCAGGGACATTTCCCCGGCAGAAGGCAAGGATCGTTTGTTCATGCTCTGTAACCCTAACGGAGGGCTATGACATGGGATTTCCATCGCCGGCTGCTGATTACGTAGAGCGAAGTATGTCACTTGACGAAAAATTTATTGAACATCCAGCATCTACATACTTCATGAGGGCAGGGCAAACATACTGGCGAGAAGGTATTTTGAACGGTGCCTTGCTGGTCGTGGATAGCTCACTAACACCATGTGATGGCTCTCTGCTCGTTTGCAGGATAGATGATGAGTTAAGGATAAAGCGTTACCGCGCCCATCCAAAACCTCATCTGATCAATCTGGAGAACGGCAAGCGTGAAGAGATACCAGACGCAGTGGGGGATTACAATGTGACTTCGCCAGTGTTTGGGGTGATCACTTACATCATCAACGATGCTCGCTCAGGTGAGTTTGATGATTGCCCGGTGATGTAACATAGTATGTTAATGAAGAGATCGTATGCTGACGATTTCGGCGCTACAGTGTAATATGCACGCCAGTCATTGATGGGGTAGTTACTGTGGAATGTCCACCGCTGTGTCCATCAAGAAAAAATTATCAGCATAGCGAGTTAAAAAATTCATATTTATGAAGAACATAAGAAATTTCTCCATCATTGCTCACATCGACCACGGTAAATCGACGCTGTCTGACCGTATTATTCAGATCTGCGGTGGCCTGTCTGACCGTGAAATGGAAGCGCAGGTTCTCGACTCGATGGATCTTGAGCGTGAGCGCGGTATTACTATCAAAGCGCAGAGCGTAACGCTCGATTTCAAATCCGCTGATGGTGAAACATACCAGCTTAACTTCATCGACACCCCAGGCCACGTTGACTTCTCGTATGAAGTTTCTCGTTCGCTTGCCGCTTGTGAAGGCGCACTGCTGGTGGTGGATGCCGGGCAGGGCGTCGAAGCGCAAACCCTGGCAAACTGCTACACCGCGATGGAAATGGATCTCGAAGTGGTGCCGGTCCTCAATAAAATTGACCTGCCAGCCGCCGATCCCGAGCGTGTCGCCGAAGAGATTGAAGACATCGTTGGTATTGATGCGACTGATGCCGTGCGCTGCTCGGCGAAAACTGGTGTGGGCGTGACCGACGTTCTGGAACGTCTGGTGCGTGATATTCCGCCGCCGCAGGGCGATCCGGATGGACCGTTACAGGCGCTGATCATCGACTCCTGGTTCGATAACTATCTCGGCGTTGTCTCGCTGGTGCGTATTAAAAACGGTACCCTGCGTAAAGGCGACAAAATCAAAGTGATGAGTACCGGTCAGACCTATAACGCTGACCGTCTGGGGATCTTCACGCCTAAACAGGTTGATCGTACCGAGCTTAAGTGCGGCGAGGTAGGTTGGCTGGTGTGTGCGATTAAAGACATCCTCGGCGCACCGGTTGGCGATACCCTGACTCAGGCACGTAACCCGGCAGAAAAAGCGCTGCCAGGCTTCAAAAAGGTAAAACCGCAGGTTTATGCGGGCCTGTTCCCGGTCAGCTCTGATGATTACGAGAACTTCCGCGACGCGCTGGGCAAGCTTAGCCTCAACGACGCCTCTCTGTTCTATGAGCCGGAAAGTTCTACTGCGCTGGGCTTCGGCTTCCGCTGTGGCTTCCTTGGTCTGTTACACATGGAGATCATTCAGGAGCGTCTGGAACGTGAATACGATCTCGACCTGATCACCACCGCGCCGACGGTTGTGTATGAAGTCGAAACCACCGCGAAAGAGACGATTTACGTCGACAGCCCGTCCAAGCTGCCACCGCTGAATAACATCTATGAGTTGCGCGAGCCGATCGCGGAATGTCACATGCTGTTGCCTCAGGCATACCTCGGTAACGTGATTACCCTGTGTATTGAGAAGCGTGGCGTGCAGACCAACATGGTTTACCACGGTAACCAGGTGGCGCTGACTTATGAAATCCCGATGGCTGAAGTGGTACTCGACTTCTTTGACCGCCTGAAGTCCACCTCGCGCGGTTATGCGTCGCTGGATTACAACTTTAAACGCTTCCAGGCCTCCGACATGGTGCGTGTTGATGTCTTGATCAACAACGAACGTGTCGATGCGCTGGCGCTGATCACTCACCGTGATAACTCGCAGAGCCGTGGTCGTGAGCTGGTGGAGAAGATGAAAGATCTGATCCCACGTCAACAGTTCGATATTGCGATCCAGGCGGCGATCGGGACGCATATCATTGCGCGTTCTACTGTGAAACAGTTGCGTAAAAACGTTCTGGCAAAATGCTATGGCGGCGATATCAGCCGTAAGAAAAAGCTGTTGCAGAAGCAGAAAGAAGGTAAGAAGCGGATGAAGCAGATCGGTAACGTTGAGCTGCCTCAGGAAGCGTTCCTCGCCATTCTGCATGTCGGCAAAGACAGCAAATAA